TTTGTATTTCTTGTTGGTATTTTTGTTCGTATAATTGCAGCATGTCAGCTGGGCCTTTTAAGAAACCATAGGTTTCTGCTAGGCAGCAATATAGCAGACCATTTGGAAAATTTAAACTAATATAATTAGTGTCATTGTCTTCCAATAAAGCTGGTATTGCATTGTAGTGTATTTTGTATGCAAAAGTTGCGCTTGGTGTTGGTGATACAATTATAGATCCAGAGTTTGATGAACTCTCTCCAGTTGCTCCCGTATCTAACATTGCGTAATATTTTGGTGTCCCAGTGGATGTAGTTGCTGAGATATATTCCTCTAAAAATGTGACATCTTTTTTTTCCAGATACACATTAGCACCAGTAAAAGTAGATCCAGTTGCAGTATAGACTTGAACCGCTCTGATAAATACAGCTCCCGCCGGTACTGTTACGGTACCTGTTCCAGATGTAAAATTACCTGTGGCTGTTTTTCTATCAGCGTCTATAGGGACATCTCGAAAAATTCTGTATTGTGCATTTAATATGATATTCTCTAATACACTGTCTGATAATACAGTTGAGTCTACTTCTGTGTAACTTCTTATCTGTGTCTTTAATCCTGATGCACTTAATCCTGCCATATTATGCTGTCAACGTTGCCGGACCCGCCGAACAATTATTGCCTCCTCCTGATACTCCTCCACTTGTAGCAGTATCTGTGTCTACTGTAAAGTGATAGAAATCTGTCGTGTTAGTTATGTTACCGCTAGAATCTCTCTTACCAACGGTAATAGAATATCCTGCTGCTTTTGCTATATTAGATCCAGTGATACCATCAAAATTTTTAGGGTTTTGAAAAGCGTCTGGATCTGATGTTGTAAATATTGGTCCTCTAAATCTTACAGTGTCGCTTGTGGATCTACCATGAGATTTTTCAAATACATTTATTATTCCTGATGATGCTGATATTGTTTGAAAAGGATTAGGGCCAAGAAATCTTGCAACCTCACTCTCAGTTCTATCTGGTCTTACATCTCTCAATCCTTGTGCATCACCAGATCTAGATCTTAATTCTAATTGAGGATGTTTCTCCTCATATTCTGATTTATGAACCAGATGACCATTCCACTCTTTAACCATCTCTTCATAGGGAAAAGCTAAACCAGATCTATCTGATATTGCCTTTGATTTTTTTCCTCTTGCAAATGCCATTATGCTCCTGGGTAATAAGTTTTAGGTGTTATGATGGTGCTAGAAGATGATCCATCCTCTGCTAGTGCTCTTGCCAATTCATCTTCATAATATAATTTCATTGCCTGCACTCTTTCTGGTGCATACTTCTGTGCTAGATAAAAAGCCAAACCAGATACCATACACGGCACAAATCTATAAGGAAGGTCAGTTGCATCTGTATAAGTGGCATCTACATCTTGTATTCTTTTTACAAAAAAGATGTGCATGTCTTTTGTTGCTGCTGTTGAATCAGGGCATGGATAGACAGTGACAGTTGTCTTATCTATAAATCTTTGAACAAAATATTGTGATGGTGTGCCTTTAGATAATTTTGCGGACAAACTAGAATATGTTGATCTATCAATCTTTGTCATTGCTGCATCTGATTGAGTCGTTTGTGTTCTGTTTTGTCTAAACGTGGCCTCTAGTACATCTGCGATACCAAAAGTGCTAGATCCACTCGTTCCTCCAACAGTCACCGATGACGTGCCATCAGCACTAGATCTAAAAAAAGTATACTCAGCTTGACCTTCAATAAGATCTATGTTTGTGTCTCCCACCTCCCAATAGTGCAAACCTCTATTGCCCCACTCTTGAAATAATATATTTAGAGATCTTCTAGCTGATTTTAATTGGTATCCAGAAGTTACTTGAGATCCTATACGCTCATACGCCTCTGCAATGATATCATCAACTGCAAAGTTTTTATCGAAAGTAACTGTGCCGGAAGTTGTATTGGCCATCCGTTACCCTCCTAGTAATTCTTTAAAAATTCTGCAATGACTGTATAAGTATTTCCAGAATCAGCTGCTCCTGGTACGACAAAGTTTACAT